TTGTACATGAGGGGGTTTTTCCCCTGTTCCCGTTATGATGTCCTCAATGTAATTTGCTGCACTGACTTCATCTTCACTTTGCACGACAGTGGTAGCTGCTGCCAGTTCTTCAGTCTCTAAGGTGGCCACCTCTTCAACTGGTACTGTAACTTCAGGATTACCAAATGCTGCTTCTGCTGCTTCCTCTTCCGCTTTTGCTCTTTCTAGTGCATCCATCCTTTCTTTCTCCATTATGGTGATTCAAACTAGGCCCTTAAATAACGGGCGGTTAGCATGAGACCTAAGAGGTTTCTAGTAAATCTCTTATATCATCAAGGGCTCTCAACGAGCCTTGTAATACCTTGGTCTCCTCCAATGCTGCATACCTTAAGCGATACTCTATGTCCTTTACATGGGCATCAAGGAATGCTATTAATATAGGTGCGTTCATACTTCTTACTTCAACTTCAACTTCGGGTATACAATTGCTGAGTATTCGTACATGTCTCTTCTTAGTCACGCTCGGTTACCCCTCTGACTGGACTTTCGTTCTGCACTATATCTCTGGCAATCTCCCTGCGTTGCATTATGTCTGCCTGTTCACGTTCGGCTCCTGCTCTTTCAGCATCAACAAGGGATCTTTGTGCAGTCTGTCGCTCTTTGCTATCCATGTCTTTAACTCTGTCCACACTCTTCCTGAGGTTCTCTTCCCCCTTGGCTTCGATCTCTTTAGCCTTGAGTGCCATGGTTTCTTTATGCATTCTCTCTTGTCCACCAATTTGCTCTTTGGTAGCTTGGAGTCCAACCTCAATTCTCTTGTTTTCCATTTGCATCATTTGTTGCTTTTGCTCAGCTTCCATCTGACCTTTCTCTTTGGCCATCTGTGTAATCTCCAGACGACTTGGGATCATGATCTCGCCCATGTTTGCATCAAGGAAGAGAGTGCGGAAGATTTCTGCAATGGCCTCAGGTCCAACCACTTCGAGGATCTGTGGATTACCGGAGATGGTCTGCATGAGTTCCAGTCTCTTACCTTGCTCTGCTGCTTTCATGGTGAGTGCTGCAGTGCCAACTGGTACTACTGTAATGTCTCCAGTGTACTTGATACTCTTGTCGGTCTTTATGTTCCAGTAGAATTGGAAGGCAATCCGTGGCTTAATGAGGCCACTGTCAATGTGCCTAATGGCATCTTTGATACCTTTTGAAGCTGACTCAAGAAGCATAGATAGACCTGAAGCAGTGCTTGCTGCTCCTCCGGTTCTCTCATTGCCATATGCATAGCGTGGTATCCCTGTAGCATCATCTGCTCGCAACTCAAACTCCTTGTACACTGCCAGCAATTCTGCTGCATTACTTGAGGGTTGTGTGAACTGTATGGCACGGCCACCTGCTCCTGTTGGGTCACTTGTCAATTGCCAAATCTTCATTGGCTTAATGTCTTCTATGTCATCCTTGCTTGCAAGACGATCCGTGTATATTTCCACTTGTGGTCCACTTGCAAGTCCCATGTTGTTGGCCAGTGCTCTTGCAGTAGCATTACACATGCGCTGAATGTCACGCATTAAGTTTGGCAAGGAGCGTCCCCAAAAGGAACCTGGACGTGACTGGAAGGATGCCTTATAGTAAGGTCTTCTGCACAGTGGATCTTCATTGAGGATAACTCTTATGACTGTATTGTCAACCAGTATGGCATCAATCTCGACTTCCATATGGGGATCCATCTCATTAGTCTGGGGGACTCCCCATTCCTGCAGCATTCTGACACTGGCTTTTCCAAAGAAATGGAGACCATGTATGATGTTCCTGTTGGCTTGGAACTCATTGCCTCTCTTCTCAGCGTACGCTTTATCAGACTCAATGTCAGTCCAAAGCCAACTGGTGAACTCTGCACCTTGATACTGCTCAAGTACTTTATCAATATTCTCTTCGTTGTAACCTGCTTCTGTGGGTAGGCCCTTAAGTCCTGCAATCTCACTCCTTTCGTACCTCATGTGCTCTATGATGGTACCTTCGTTAATGTTAGTTGCATTGGCACTTGGGTATATGTCCAGTGGAGATACTCTCTTGTTCATATAGACGATCTTCTCTGACACCACCACTTCCCCATCCTTATAGGTCAGTGCAGGTTTCTTTGTGATGATTGGTCCCTTCATGAATGCGCATGGAAAGACAGTGAAGTCTTCAACAAATTCAGAGAGAGCATTGTCCCAGTTGCCCTCGGTGAGTTGATCTTCTATCTGCTTCTCAAACTTCTTCATCTCACTTCTTGCCACCATCATGACTTCTTTCTCGAAGGTCTCTTCAATGTCTCTTCGTGCTTTATTCATCTCACGTAGACGTGTGGCATACTTGGCACCAGTACTTCTTTTGTTTTGCTGCGGAGGCATAGCTACAGGGGCACCACCTTGGGGCTGTGGAGTATTGGGTGGAGGAGGTCCCGATGTGGCTCCTTGCCCTTCAGGTGGACCCTGCGCCTCTTGTTGTTCTTTTTGCTTAAGCTTGGCTTCTTCCTCATCTTGGCTCTTTTGGAAGTTGGCAAACTCTTGCATGAGTATCTCTTCAATTCTCTGCATGAGATTGGGGTCAATCGTTGGTTCTGCAGATGGATCTAATCTCCATGCTTTCTCTGTTGCTGGCATGATGATATCTTTAATCCAGGATGCACATGCACGACACTTGGTTGCTGTGAGGTTCATGAAGAGTTCACTGCCACCTTCTTCTTGTATGGCAGAGAGGATGTGGGAATCGTATTCTCCATTGTATGCATCCATGCCTTCAAGCATCTCTCGCTCAATGCCACTGTCTCTCCGTGCATCTTTATTCTGTGTGTATACGTAGGATATATGTCCAGCCAAAGAGGACTCAAAGAGTGCCTTGTCGATTTCTGCCTGGTCTTCTTCTGCAATGGAGAGATAATCTTTCATCTCTTCGTGCTCTCTGACCAACTCCTCTGTTCCAATTACTTCAACGCTTAAACTCATAATCTCTCTTTCCCTTAGTTAACACCAAAGATAGTTGGACTTCTTGACCCTTCGTTTACCTGTTGTTGCAGGAGAGAACGTGAAGGTATTAGATGCAAATGTCAGACTGATACTGTCAGCCTCATCTGGGCTCTCAAGTCCCATCTTCTTTATGTCTTTCTTATTACTCAATTGGACTTGCAGTTTCGCATTGAACCCATATGTCATGGCACACAGCTGAGCTGCCAGTGCTCTATTGTCTTGTGGTATTGATGCTTCATTGTTCAACCAGTCTCTCATCTCTCCCCATAGCTGGGAACGTAGGTTAAAGTATTGCTTGGGGTCAGATGACCTTGTGGAAACTACCACTTCAATAACTGGGAGACCCATATGTTTACATGTGTCAAACACTCCTGCTCCAACACCAATGGCATCAATGAAGAGAGCCTCTGGCTTGTGCTTATGGTAGTAGTCTAACAGGTGAGCAGATACTTCTACGTTATCAAGGTTATCCATGGCCTGTATGTCTAAGATCATTGGACCCTGACGAATGCAGAAGACAGTCTTGTCATTACCGAAACGAGCCACATCCACGCCGCAATACTTAGGGTAGTTCCTGTACATGGAGGGTACAAGTGTTCTGTTGGCTGCTTGCTCCACAAGATCCGTGGGTATGAACTGCTCTTCGGATACCCTGGGGAACTGGGCAAGTACACGTACCTTATATTTATCTGAGTCCTCTCCATAGAATGACGCCATCTCTTCTACCCATGAGGCATTGATCTGGCCACTGTTGAACGCATCAAATGTCTTACGGAGCCAGTGCTTCTTCTTCTGGGAGAATATCTCATAGAACCTTCCACTGTTACGCACTGGGTTAGCTGTCATGATGAAGCGACCACCAGTTCCTGTTCCAAGTGTACCTTGTAGAACATCAAAGACAAGCTCATCAATGGCACTGGCTTCATCGGCAAGTATGATGTAGTTCTCAGAGTGTCCACCTGCAAGGTTCTCTTGGTTCTCAGCAGAGGCAGTTACAAGGTCGGCCTTTTGGAATGCCTTCCCTATGATACTGATTCTCTGTGTGGTTATGTCAAAGAAGTCCTGGAATATGGGGGGCATCTTGGCATGCCACTTGAGTGCTTCTGCATGGAACACACGGTGTAATTGGTTTGCAGATGGGGAGGTGATTAGTATGCGACAATCATCAAGTGTGAGTAGGAAGTAGAATGTGAGCCACACAAGGGTACTGGTCTTACCTGCTCCCTGTGCACTCTTGACTGCAATACGACACCCTTCTTTACATGCATCAACTATGAAGTCTGCCTGTTGTTTATCTGGAGTGACACCATACATTTGGTTCATGGCAAGAAGTGGATCCTTTCTCCATATGTCCAGTAGTATGGCAGCTTTCCTGTCTATATCTGTTGTGGGCCCTGAGCGCCCTGCTTTCATACGGGCCATTATGCTTTACTCCCCATGGTCATTAGCTAATCTCCCGTACGGTAGCTTCAGATGCCATCTCTATGAGATGATCAAGAGCATTGGATGGATCCACTTCTGATATCTCTATGCGATCTGTGAATGCCCCTATGGTCTTACCAAGGAGTTCAATGGTACGTAGGATATCTCTTCTGGCTCTTGGGTCACCGGTACTCTTGAGGAACTCAAGCTGGTCTATCAGTTCACTTTGTATCTTGACCTTGGATATGTCAGTGTCAACGTAGCGTTTCTCCCGTAGCTCTGTTATATATGAGGCCACATTGGGTTTCTCATTGAGGTACATGGAGCGCAGGATCACTGCACGATCAAAGGAGAGCCTTGTTTCCCTGGACTTATCCTTATTGAGGTTAACGTCAAGTCCAGCTGAGGTCATTGCTTCAAGAGCATTACCGGTGTGCACGTAGATCCAGGCATAGGTAGCTTCAGCATCAGAGAGCAAGGCAACATGGTCATCACTTAGCATGCGCATGAACTCACTGTTGACAAGCTCTGTGTTCTGAAGTTTATGTAGGGACCTTTCGGTGTCTTTATGGTGTACTTTGGTATCCTTAGTTACGGTCAGCATACGGGTCTCTCTCATGTTGGTGAGAGCTTCCCAGTGTCTCTGGACTATCAGTGTCACATTGTGGTCACTGGTATTATATTCCTTTGCTATGGCTCCTATTGACATTGTACCTTCGGTATAAGCACGCACAATTCCCATATGGTCCAGGTTCTCTGGTGCCTTACGGGTCTTGGTCTTTGCTATCTCTTTACCTTTGGTACGCATATTATTCTTCTCCCTGGGTATCTATAGATATCTAAGTGTATCTATTGTTTATTAAATGTAGTCCACATGTAGCTTAAATATCTAAGTGTTGGCTCTATGCCAACTAAGTGTTGGCTCTTAGGTATCTATAGGTATCTTAAGTATACTTAAGGGATAACATATTTATCTGGAGAAGTCAAGGGGGCCTGATTGGACCATGGGGTACCTAACGGTTAATAGCAAGGGAAGTACAAGGAGATAACAAGGGTGAAATAGTTACCATATATTTTACTAGGGGACTCTTTGGGTGTACAATATGGTACTACAGTTACGAGAGGAACCATCCCACGGCATACGGGGGGTCGGAGGGGTCAACGAGGGTTATGCCCCCCGCTAAC